TCCAGCACAACTTGAGGCGGGCGGCGTAATTAAGCCTGGCGCAGCCGCATTGGTTGACAATTTAATACAAGGTGGAAAGTCAATACAACAAGCACTAACTCCAAATTTATTTACAGGTAAAGATGGTGCGGCAAATTTAACTAGCTATGTAAATAATCCTGTAGCACAAGTAGCAACACAAGTTGCGACATTTACGCAGGCACAATCTGCATTAACACAAACTGGATTAATTACTGGAAAAGAATCAGGTACACAAATTGCTGGTTTAGTAATGTCAGCGGCAACAGCCGGTATACAAAATACTGTTAATTTAGTTAGCAATGCCGCTAGCGCAGTAACAGGAGCAGTGAATGGTGCAATATCAAATGTAGTTGGAGCCGCTACGGGAGCATTGAATAGCGTATTAGGGTCAGCTAGTAGCTTAGTATCAGCAGGTAATTTTGCAGGTAACCTAGCAAGTACTGTAACGGGCGGTTTAAGTAGCATTGCAACATCACTAACTGGAATGGCAAAGGGTGCTATTGCAGGTATATCAGGCTTATTAGATAGTGCTAAAGGGGTAGCAGGTAGTGCATTTGCGGCAATTAGCGGTGCGTTACCAACACTCGCTGTTGGTGTCCCGCAAAATATTAAAGAGATAACAGAAAAAGCACAAGCTGCCGCCCAAACACCGGCAGCTAACCCATTGACCGGTGCATTAAACTCAGTAACAGGTGGAATAACCGGTGCAATTAGTGGAGTAGTAGGGTCAGTTACTAGCGGAATAACCGGTGCAATTAGTGGAGTAGTAGGGTCAGTTACTAGCGGAATAACCGGAGTAATAGCAGGAGTTACAGGAGCAGCCTCTGGATTATTAAAAACAGCAACGGGTATAACAGCAAATTTATCTACTGGTTTGGGATCATTGCCGGGAGGCGGAGCTATATCAGCAGTAGTTAATAATGCGGTTGGTGCAATTAATAGTGTACCGGGTGTTGGTGCAGTAACGGGATTAATTGGTCAAGCAACATCAATCACAACTGGTATATCTAGCTTAACATCAATTAACCCATTAGCATCCTCGAACGCATTAAATGCAATTACAGGTGCAGCCGAGTCGTTAACAAAAGGTTTGGATGACTTAAAGAGTGGTAAATTGACACTAGCATCTTTTGCTTCAGCCGGGTTACCGGCAGATGAAGCCGCAAAATTAAAGGCAGCAATGAGTTCAATGAGTTCCGGCGGTGCTGTACAAATCAAATTACCTACCGTAGCTATTAATACTACAGATAGAAGTGAATTAGATTCTTCGGGTAATAGTATACGAGGGGATTCAAGAATACCAGCACCAAACTTTACCGGTAATCCTGCAACCACCGGTGAAACACTACCTGAGAGCGAACTTCAAATTTTTAATAAAAAACGTAGAGACCAGCAAAAACGTTTTAATGAACAATTTGAAATTACAAAAACAGCAAAGGCAGCATTGAAAGATGCAGTGGACACGTTACCGGCGGGTGATCCAGCAATAGCGGAATTAAAAAAGAAATATGAGACTGAGTATCTAAAAGTCTTGTCAATTACAGACGAACTTAATACACTCACATAAATATACTATAGGATAAAGCAATATGCCATCATACATTGGATTCAGTACAATTAATGCTAACAAGCCCCGTTCTACTAATTTACCAGCGGGTATTGCAGGCGGTGTGGGTTCTATGGTACAACCAGTTAATCCTGGTAAAAAATACAGATTAGTTGACCAACAATTAGTTATACAAGATTTTCTTAACGCATTGAATATCCAACAAGGGCAAAAAGTTGGTAACCCGGGATATGGAACCACTCTTTGGAGTTTTGTTTTTGAACCAAATACATTTGATGTACAAAATAAATTAGAGACTGAAATTAGGCGAGTTGCCAACCAAGATCCAAGAATGTTAGTCAATACTGTTAGCGCATATCCTCAAGAAAACGGCATATTAATTGAAGTTGAAATGGCGGTAGCACCCTTTAATAACGCTCAAATGCTTAGTGTTTTCTTTAATAATAGTACAAATACAGCAGTAATTCAATAATCTTCCAAAAGTGGTGTTTTCATTTAAGATAAATACTTAAAAGAGAATACCACTATGGCTACAAGTTCACGACAATCAGCACTATTCGGCGTAAATGACTGGAAGGCAATTTATCAAACCTTCCGTGAAGCCGATTTTCGCAGTTACGATTATGAAACATTACGTAAAAGTTTCATAGATTATATACGGGTGTATTACCCAGAAACTTTTAATGATTACATTGAATCAAGTGAATTCATAGCATTAATGGACGTTATGGCTTTTATGGGTCAAGGTCTAGCTTTCCGTAGTGATTTGAATGCACGTGAAAACTTTATTGATACTGCTGAACGTAGAGATAGCGTTGTTAAATTAGCAAATTTGGTTAGCTATACTCCTAAACGTAATCTTGCCGGTCAAGGATATATTAAAGTAGTAAGTATTCAAACAAGTGAAAACATTACGGATCTGAATGGATTTAATTTAAGCAATCAAACTATATTGTGGAATGACCCTGCAAACATTAATTGGTTAGAACAATATAATACAATTATCAATGCAACATTGATTAACACGCAACGTGTTGGTCGTCCAGGCAATACTGCACAACTGTCTGGTATTAAAACAGATGAATACACAATTAATATTCCACCAGCTATATTACCAATTGTACCATTTACTGCCGTTGTAGATAATCAAGCAATGAATTTTGAATTAGTTAGCTCCACTACATTGAATGAAGATTATGTTTATGAAATTCCTCCTGCACCAAGTGGTAGAATGAACATGGCTTATCGTAATGACAAATTAGGTTATGGTAGTCCAAATACAGGATTCTTCTTTTACTTTAAGCAAGGAACATTGCAAAATTTTGATTTTAATTTAGCACAACAGATTTCAAATCAAGTAGTTGATATTGACATTCAAGGTATTAACAATACAGATACTTGGTTATATCAGTTGAGTACAGACAACAGTTCAACGACTACCAGAACATTATGGAATCAAGTAGAGAATGTTTATGCAGATGCTTATTTACAAACTGAAAATAGCGTTCGCAGAATATTCTCAGTTGGTTCTAGATTTAACGATCAAGTTAGTTACGTTTTTGGTGATGGAGTATTTTCCGAGATCCCGGTTGGAACATTTAGAGCATATGTACGTGCAGGTAATGCATTGACATATACTATTGATCCAAATGAGATGCAAAATCTATCAGTTACATTAAGTTATATTAGCAGGTTAGGACGAACAGAAACACTTACATTAGGATTAGAATTACAGACACCGGTGTCAAACGCACAGGCAAGAGAAACAATAGCAGATATTAAACAACGTGCCCCTTCCCGCTACTACACACAGAATAGAATGGTTAATGGTGAAGATTACAACAATTTCCCATATACATTATACAGTTCTATTATTAAAAGCAAAGCTATTAACCGTAGTTCTGTTGGTGTATCAAAAAACTTAGACCTGTTAGACCCAACCGGAAAATACTCCAGCACTAATTCATTCTCAAGTGACGGTGGTATGTATCAAGATGATACTGATGGTAATATATTACTAACCATCACTACATCCGGTGATATTATAACATTCTTAACAGATACATTAGGTGCGCTCTTAGCAGATAATCGTGCTAGACAATATTATATACAAGATTATACAAGATATGATGTTAATGCGGCTTCCGGTGATGGAACTGTGTATTGGCAAGAACAGACCGTTAACGCTAGTAGTTTAACTGGTTATTTCTTTAACATTAACGGTAGTGATAATACTCCTATTCCAGTAGGAACATATTCCACATATAATATGAAATATGTTACTAAAGGTGCAATGATGAAATTCACTGCACCAGCTGGATATTATTTTAGTGACACAAATCGTTTAACAGCTGGTATTGCTAGCCCATCTGATAAAACTTATATATGGACTACTGTATTAAATGTAGTAGGTGATGGCTATAATAATGGTGAAGGTGCATTCAGTAATGGATTAGGTCCGGTCACATTAAATGGTTATATACCACAAGGTGCAATTGTATCTACTATATTGCCTGCGTTTGATAATTCATTACCAAATATAGTAATACAAGAATGTATTGTTAGAATGGAATTAAATCAAAGCTTTAGTTTAATATTTGATAACAGTTTAACTATTGCACAAGATAGATGGAGTATTGGTGCATATAATGCTAGTAATTATTTTATAAACATTTTAAGTTTAGGAAATAATCGTTATAGTATATCATACCGCTCATTGGCATATTACTTTGGTAGTGTGGCCGATACTCGTTTTACATTTGAAAATGGTAAACTAGTATATGATCCACTTAGTGGGAAAATATTACAAGACTTTGTTAAAGTATTAGCAACTAATACTCAACCTAGTAGTAACTACCCGTTAGCAACACCAATAACATCAAGTATTATTGGGCAAACTGTTGAAAGTGACGGATATGTAAATGATTTTGAAGTTGAAGTAGCAAGTATAGATGTTAATGATAGAACTATTGTAAGTAATCCAGACTTCTTTACGGAAGTAACAGGTTATGTTAATGGTAACACTAATATAGGCATTTACACATTCTTTGTATTGTTACAAGATGCAGTTAATCTTTCACGTTATCAATTAATTGCATCTACTGACGTAGTATATATATACTCAACCAAAACACAAATTGAAATAGTTAAGTATGAATATCCAGAAGGTCAATTGTTCTATGCATTTACCGATAATTTATTTTATATAACAATCCAAGACCAAACTGTTAACACACCTTTTTATGTTGTAACTGAACAACCACAATATATTATGAAACCAGGGCGTCAAGGCCTACAATTTCAATATCGTCATAATAGTAATAACACAACTCGTATTGATCCAGCAACTACAAACATTATTGATTTGTATGTTGTAACACAGGCTTACTATACAGCTTATCAAAATTGGCTACAAGATATTACCAATACAGTACCAATACCAGATAAACCTACAATTAATGATTTGACACAAGCATATGGATCATTAAATGATTACAAGATGTTAAGCGATAGTGTGATATTGAATAGTGTAGTATTTTTACCATTATTTGGTCCTAAAGCACCAGCTCAGTTAAGAGCAACAGTTAAAGTAATTAAAGCAAGTAATACAAATGCAAGTGATAGTGAAATACGCAGTGCTGTTCTATCAGCAATGAACACTTATTTTAGTATTAACAATTGGAATTTTGGAGACACTTTTTACTTCAGTGAATTAAGTGCATATTTACACGCTCAAGTAGGAGATTTAATTAGTTCTGCGGTATTAGTTCCAAACGACCCCACAATGAGTTTTGGAGATTTATATGAAATTAAATCAGCTCCATATGAAATATTTGCCAATGGAGCAACAGCAAATGATGTTCTTGTGATTGCGGCACTCACTCCGGCACAGTTACAGATAAGATAAGTAATATATAACCATAGAGAGAAATAATGGCAACAAGAATTAGAACATTAAATTTTTTACCTGAAATATTTAAAACTCCTACCAACAGTCAATTTTTAAATGCAACGCTGGATCAGATAGTAGACCAACCAAATACTAAACGAATTCAGGGTTATATTGGTAGTAGATTTGGATATGGTGTTAATGCTAAAAATTATTATGTAACTGAACCAACAAAAACTAGAACAGATTATCAACTTGATCCAGGGGTAGTGTTTCTCAAAAAAGATACAAGCACAGCACAAGATTTTATAAGCTATCCAGGTATAATTGATGGATTAAAATTAGAAGGCGCATTGACGGGTGACAATAATAGATTGTTTACTAGTGAATTTTATTCTTGGGACAGTTTTACAGACCTAGATAAGATTATTAACTTCAACCAATATTATTGGATTCCTGAAGGCCCTGAAGCTGTAACGGTTAGTACAGAAACTGTTTACAATGCTACTGATTATATTATTACAAGCACTCCTAATGGATATTTAGTAACTGCTACAGGTCAATCACAGGGTTCTACTAATCCATCACTCACGCTATTACGTGGAGGCACGTATACATTTAATGTTAATCAAGCCAGCGAATTTTGGATTCAAGGAATGCCGGGCATTACTGGTTATGATCCCAATCAACCTAATGTACAAACACGTGATATATTAGGTGTTGATAATAACGGTGCCGAAGTTGGTATAGTAACATTTACCGTTCCTTTTAAAACTGCACAAGATGAATATGAATTACCCGGCAACAATCGTGTTGATTTAGTAACTACCTTATTATATGCCGATGTTGATGGAGTCTTACTTAGTAGTTTGACAAATGGCATAGATGGTATTACCTCACTTGACGGTCTTACTTTAATGTTCTATAACAACGAAAATGAGACAACATTCTATACAATTACATATACAGGTAGCTTAACCGACCCTACACTTACATTAGTTACAGGCGATACTATTCCAGTTGAAGAAAATATTACAGCTAACTTTGGCACGGAATATATTGGTAGAACATTCTACAGAACTACCGGCAATGTAATTACATTAATTCCTTACCTAAGTGCAATACTTGATACATTATATTACCAAGATGGCACGTCAAGTAATAAAGTAGGTCAAATTAGATTAATATCCAGCAATACTACTAATCGCATTGATGTACTTACTGATGTTATTGGTAAAGCAAATTATACATCTCCAAATGGTGTAGTATTTACTAATGGATTAAAAGTAATATTTTTAGGAGAAATATATCCCATTAGTTACGAAAATATCAGATATTATGTTGAAGGTGTTGGCACAGCAATACAGTTAATTCCAGTAACTGATTTTGTAGCTCCGGAACCATTCACTCAAGGTACATATATACCGTTTGACACTACTCCATATGACATAGGAAATTTTGATGTTAATTTATATATTCCTGTATTGCAGGATTATATTACTATTGCTAGAAATAGTATTGATAAAAACCCGTGGTCGAGAAGTAACAGATGGTTCCATATTGATGTAATTAATGCTACTGCTACATATAATAGTAATCCAACTTTAGCTACTCTTTATGCCACTCCAGACAATAAAGCTAATCGTCCTATTATTGAATTTTACCCTAATTTGCGTTTGTTTGATTCGGGTGTTGTTGGTAAACCACCGATCGACTTTATTGACTTTAGAACAACAGATGCGTTTAACGATGTAACCGGCGTAGCTGGACAAGAAAATTATTATCCTGATGTTGAGGTATACACAGGATATAATGCCACTATAGGTACAGCCTCAGTAACACCAGTAAGTGTTACCTCTTTTGTAGTAGGACAATCTTATAAAATAAGCACATTGGGTAATACTAATTGGAATACTGTCGCCGATACTACGGGTGTATCATATGGTCTTAATGATATCATTATATGTGTAGTAGTTGGCACAGGCACCGGGGCAGGAATAACGGTGTCTACTAATGTTCAAATTAATGCGGAATATGTGACCGGGGCATTTCAAATAGGACAATATATAAATGATAGTACTAATTTATTACCAAGAAATAGTCAAATCACATCTATAACTGGTACATCAACATTTATATTAACAGTGGCTTGGCCTGAGGCACAAATAGTGACTGCTGGTAGTAATGCATCATTAATAGCCAATGATATACAAAACGATAGTTATTCGGTATTTGATGGAGCACGTATTGTGTTTGCAGCCGACACTACATTAAATGTAAGAAATAAAATATATGTCGTTAGATTTTCTACATTGGTGTTTGGAGACACTCCGGTAATCACACTAACAGAAGCAGAAGATGGTCTTGTTTTAGCAGATGAACAAACATTTGCATTTAGAGGCTATAACTATCAAGGCATGGATTTTCACTTTGATGGCACTAGTTGGCAAGAAAGTCAACAAAAAACTACAGTAAATCAACCACCTTTATTTGATGTGTTTGATAATAACGGTATAAGTTTTGGTGATCGTGATATATATGTTGGTACGTCATTTGCTGGTAATAAATTATTTGCATATGGTATTGGTTCGGGTATAGACGATCCGGTATTAGGATTTCCACTAATATATAGTTCTGTTGATAATATAGGTGATATCAGTTTTGATGTGTCATTAAACTCATCATCATTTAACTATGTAAGTGGGACTACACCTATTACACAAAAAGTTAATACAGGTTATGTTTATAATTATAGTGATCTAACAACCTCAGTAAGACAATTGGGTTGGCAAACAGCAGTTGGCCCTAGTGTGCAATATCAAATATTTGAATTTGACTATTTTGCCTCTAATCCAACTTCCACTTATACCTGTGATATTGCTAAACTAGCTAACACCGATAGTGCCTGGCCTACTATACAACTCTTTGTAAATAATAAAATACAATATTCAAGTGCCTACACTGTAGTAACTACAAACACACAAACAATAGTAACCTTTACGGTACCTAATCCAGAAATAGATACGGTAATTGAAATATTATTATTAAGTGATCAGGTAAGTGAAACAGCTTACTATAGTATACCTGTTAATTTGAACAATAACCCACTGAATGAAGATATCACTTCAGTCAATGTAGGTGATATACGTGGTCAATATCAAAGTAGTTTTTATAATAATCCAAATACTACAGGTAATGTATTTGGTGCAAATAATTACCGTGACTTGGGTAATATGGTTCCATATGGTAATAGAATTATTCAGAATAGTGCAAGTTTAGTATTACCCGGCGCATTCTTACGTAAACAAAACCATAATTTATTCAATGCGTTAATGTATAATAGCAGAGAATATATTACTTTCAAAACATTATTAGTTGACACAATTAATACGACAGATTTTACTGAACGGTTATCTCCTGCAACTATGTTAGATAATGCATTAGATGTAATTACTAGCGCAAAAACAGATAGTAATAGTTTCTTTTGGAGCGATATGTTGCCGTCAAAAGCGGCATACATTACTAACACGTATAGTTTTGCAAATGCATTAGATGTAAGTATATATCCATTAAGCAAAATATATAATTTTGCTACAGCTAATTATAATGGGGTATTGGTTTATTTAACTAATTCATTAGGAATAATAACACAATTAATCAATAGTGTTGATTACACAATAAGTTCTACAAGTCCATCATTAACTGTGACATTAGATTTGGCGCCCGGAGATCAAATTACTGTTAAAGAGTATAATCAAACTTATGGTAGTTATGTTCCAAATACTCCTACTAAATTAGGTTTATATCCTTCTACTATACCTACTGTTATATTAGATACAGCCTATTATCAACCTACATATTTTATTGTTGGACATGACGGTTCATATAATAAATTATATGGTGATTATATTGATGGAGTATTAATTGATTTTAGAGATCAAACATTACTTGAGTTTGAAAAACGAATATACAATAACTTAAAATTAAGTAACACTATCCCTATACAAGAATATGAAGTATTACCTGGATTCTTTAGAGATACTGATTATAGTTATGATGAAATATTACAGATATATTCAACTAGTTTCTTAGATTGGGTTGGTCAAAATAGAATTAATTATAAAACTCAATTTTATAGTGCTAATAACGAATTTACATATAACTATAATTTAAGTGGTAATAAAATAAACAGAGAAGTTATCCCTCAAGGTTACTGGAGAGGTATATATGAATATTTCTATGATACTAGTAACCCTGATACAATGCCATGGGAAATGCTTGGCTTTACAGATCAACCAACATGGTGGGCAACACGATATGGTCCTGCACCGTATACTAGTGACAACTTAGTATTGTGGAATGATTTAGCACAAGGTATTGATTGGAATAACGGCAATCCAGTTGTTATTACACAAGCAATTCGTCCAGAATTATTACAAGTATTACCGGTAGATAGTGAAGGTAATCTAGTATCACCTTTTGTTGCTATTGTGGGTAACTATAGTAACACATCATTTAACCGTGATTGGATAGTAGGTGATGTAGGACCAGCTGAGTTTTCATATCGTAGAAGTAGTTCATGGCCGTTTGATTTAATGCGTATACTAGCATTAACAAAACCTGCAGAATTCTTTAATTTAGGTGTTGATATTGACAACTACAAATACAATGAAGAATTCAATCAATATCTAGTTAATGACCGTAGTCATTTAGTTATAAGCGATGTAGAAATTTATGGCAATGGTGTTGCTAAAACAAGTTATATTAATTGGATTGTTGACTTTGAAAAACAAGTGGGTATTGATGCAACCACTAATATTACTGATTTGTTATTCAACATTGATGTTAGATTAGTATACAGACTTGCCGGTTTTAGTGATAAGAATTTATTAAAATTCTATGTTGAAAAATCAACAGCAAATAGTAACAATAGTAGTTTATTGATTCCTGATGAAAGCTATCAAGTATTGTTATATGATAATCAACCATTTGACAAAATTGTTTACAGTGGTGTAGTTGTACAATTAACAAATACTGGTTACAAGGTATATGGCAATAGTCAAACTAATGCTTATTTTAAGATATTGGCACCTAAAATTAATGGTAACTATGAAAGAATATCAGTTCAGGGATTAAGTGTTCAATTAGCTAAAGACTATTATACTACGCCAGAAGTGATAGCATACGGAACTGAATTTATCACAGTACAACAAGTATCACAATTCCTAGATGGTTATGGTAGATATTTGTCAACTCAAGGTGTATTATTTGAACAAATTGAATCTGGTTTAACAGTCAGTTGGAGACAAATGGTAGCTGAATACTTATATTGGGCTCAATCTGGTTGGGAAGTAGGCAGTATTGTTAATATTAATCCGGCATCTAATTTAATTTCTATTAATAAAGATAGTTATATTGTACAACCACTAACATTGCAAAGACAAAACTTTGTATTAAATCAAAACTTATATCCAATACAAAGTACTGATTTAAGCGTAGTTCGTGATGGAACATTATTTACGGCACAACCACTGAATCAAGGTGATACAGTTGCTTATGGACAATTTAACATTAGTAATTTTGAACATGGTATAGTATTTGATAATGTTACTGTATTTGATGATGTAATTTATAACTTAATTACAGGTTTACGACAAAATCGTATTACAGTACGTGGTGCAAAAACTGCTGAGTGGAACGGCACAATTGATGCTCAAGGCTTTGTCTTAAACCAAGATAATGTGCTTGACTGGAATAAGACAGCAAAATATACTACTGGTAGTATCGTTAAGTATAAAAACAAATATTGGATAGCCCTTACTATTATTCAACCAAAAGAAATATTTGAAGAACGTGAGTGGAAAGAAACTGATTATAACGAAATACAAAAAGGATTATTACCAAACACAAGTACACGTTCATATGAAAGCACAATATACTATGACGTAAACCGTGCTAACTTAGAAAACGATGCCGATTTATTAAGTTTTAGTTTGATTGGATATCGCCCACGTGACTACTTAGCACTAGTTGATTTAACAGATATTACACAAATTAATGTTTATAAAAACTTTATTAAAAATAAAGGAACACTAAACGCAGCCAGTGCCTTCAGGGGTGCTAATTTACCACAGGGTGGTATTGATTATGATATCTATGAAAACTGGGCTATTAAGTCAGGTGAGTTTGGCGGGGTACTTAACAGTAACTTTATTGACTTCAAATTAAATCAAAACTTATTAACCGGCAATCCTAGCATTGTTGGATTGACTAATGGAATAGCTACTGATGGTGTACAACAAGAAGTTCCGTTGTATAGTTTATATAACTATGGGCGCCCGGTAACTAGCACAGACGTATTACCGTTATTACCAACAGATACTCCGTCGACATTGTTTCCGTATGCGGGCTATGCTAACTTTAATGATATGCGTATTGCGGCATATTATTATTTTAACTTAGCAAACAGTACTTCACCTCGCGGTATATTAACACCTTTATCCGAGTTATATGTAGGTCAATATGTTTGGATAGCCGACTATCAAGGTACTTGGCAAGTAATGACACCCGTAAGTTTGGGTGCAGTAGTCTTTGCAAAAAATAACTTAAATGGAACAGCAACAATAGTTTTTAATAATCCTCATGGCTTAACAAAATATAAACCATTTGCTATTGTTAATTTCAATGATAGTTTGAATGGCTATTATATTGTTAATACTGTGATTGACCTCAATAGTGTATTAGTCAATGTAACATTAGCTCCATCAATTACTACTATAACTGGACAAGGGATTGGATTTAGATTCCAATCACAACGTGTTGATAATCCTAGTGATATAATTGATTTGCCTTTATTGAATACTGAATTTGTTAAAACTAAAGTTTGGGTAGATACTAATAATGACGGTGATTGGGCAGTTTATCGTAAGGGTATAAATTATACATATGATTCAGAATTAGTTAAAGACGGATCAGAATCATTTGGCAGTGCTGTTGCATACACGGACACATTGGGTTACCTAATAGGTGATGCTGATGCAGGCGTTGCATATCGCTATTCTTTTAATGTATTGTTTGATAGATATGATTTAATACAAACATTAACGGGCGTTGCATCGTTTGGTACAACAATTACATATGCTAATGATATATTTGTTGTGTCACAACCTACAGGTACACCTGAAGTTTATGTTTATCAATTAGTTGTTAATACAACAGTAGATGAATTGCAATCATTGCAATCTGCAATTGCGGCACCAGGAGGTGTAACTGAGTGGGGTAGAGCTATTGCTATATCTGGGGATACTAATTGGTTATACATATCAGCGGTAACATCCTCTACTAGCTTAGTATATGTTTATCGTTATTCAACCGTCACCGAAGAATATGAACAATCTGCTACTATTGATTTAGGATTAACCAATGCTGATAACTTTGGATACTCATTGTCAACAGATTACTATGGTGATACTGTTGTAATTGGAACACCTGATCAAAACTACGATGGTTCTACTGAAAATTGGGGTTATACATATGTCTACGATAGAACGGTACAGAATTTTGAAGCACAATATACAAGTATAACATATGTACCACAAACATTTACCTTAGCATGGACACCTAGCACAACCACAATAACTGTTACAGCAAGTGATGCATCAACTGACCGTTTTACCTGTGCTAGTAGTTCTACTCTTAATATAGGTGATCCAGTTACATTTACTGGTACAGTGTTTGGTGGCATAGCATTAAACACTGTTTATTATATATTAGCTAAACCTTCAGGAACTACTTTTACTATATCTACAACACGCAGTGGATCAACATTACAATTAAATAACGGAAGTGGTTCAATGACCGCTACTCAACAAGATACTCCGTTATACGTATCTGTTAATGGAACTTTAATTGAAGATTCAACATATTTTAATATAGGTTCTACTATTACTATAGTACAAGGATTAAATGCAGGTGATATTATTACTGTAAGTGGTAATAATTTTGTATTAGCACAAACTCTTACAACCGAGAACACACCTAGAATTGGTGTACAATTTGGTACTAGTGTAGATACAAATACATATGCTACTGAAATATTAGTTGGCGCGCCTTTTGAATTAAACAGTCAAAATCAAGAAGGTGCTGTATATCGCTACACAAACGGTGGCGGCAAGTACGGAATGATTATTGGTACCACAGACACTAACATTACAACTACTAGAATTATTTTAGTCAATGGTTATATGGTAACATTGACAGCAGGTAATGCAACAGTAGTGGCAAATGCCATTAATCAAGCAAATATTACTAATCTACAATCTACCGCAATTGCTGGTAAATTAATTATTAGTCTATTAGATAATTCATTAGCATCACCTAATGATAAACTTAATGTTACTGTATTAGATACGGCTACATGGGCAGAATTGGGATTTAATACATATACTCAAACGCAGATAATTAATGATCCTCATGCTCAAGGAACAACTCAATTTGGTAATGTAGTTAAATTTAATGAATTTAATTCTTTTGTAGTAGCCGCACCAACTGCTACACGTTATTCAGCAACAACATTTGATTCTACGGATGATGAAGATTATGATAATGATACATTATTTGATAATAATACCACTCAGTGGGTAGACACATATAGAAATGCAGGCGCAGTTTATATGTTTGATTATCTATCGGTTTATAATGAATCATTGATAAATTGTGGTAATTTTGTATATGCACAAAGCACCAATGATATCAATGAAATATATGGTAGTCAACCAATGTACGGCCATGCAGTAGAGTTCAACAACTCACATGTAGTTATTGGTACTCCAAACTTCAAACCAGATACTGTTGCCGGACAAATTGTAACATATTTCAATTCTACTGGAACTCCTGATTGGAGTGTATATAGAAGTTCAAATCCAATAGTTGATATTAACAGAATTCAAAACATACTATTGTATAGTGCAATTACTAACAACACATTAGATAATTTAGATTATATTGATCCATTGCAAGGCAAAATACTAGGATCAGCCAGAGAAAATATTGATGTAGTATCTAATGTTGATCCAGCCGGATATAACAGTCCTAATAATACCCAAGGGTCAATGGTATGGGGTTCATCACAGGTTGGGCAAATATGGTTTAATACAAGCACAACACGATTTGTAAACTATCATCAAAATGATGTTGTATATAATAGTAAATGGTGGGGACAAATCTTCCCGGGTAGTGATGTAACGGTTTATAGTTGGATAACAAGTAATACTCTTCCGATATCATATGCAGGTCCAGGTATCCCATATAATGTTGATTCTTATTCAATTGAATATACCTTAAATGCAACCGGGGTGTTGACCCCTGTATACTTCTATTGGGTAAGAAATACTAACATTATATTTACCAAAATTGGAAAAACATTATCAGACAACATTATTCAATCTTATATTGCATCACCAATTAATTCTGGCATCAGTTATTTTGCTCCGCTCGAACAAGATATATATGCACTATATAATTGCGGAAGTAATATTAATGCTAATGATACAGTATTACATATTGGTTATTCTACTGGAACAAATGACGATGTATCACATAGTTTATATAATTTAATCCGTACTAATTATGCTGATGATTTCTTACCCGGATTACCTATTACTAACGGTGCTGATGTTCCTGAGTCATTATATGATAGAATGTTAGATAGTTTATGTGGTGTGGATGAATCTGGTGCGGTAGTGCCTGATCCATATTTACCTAAACCAGTGCAATATGGTATATATGCAAGACCAAGACAAAGTTTCTTTGTCAGTAGATTACTTGCATTGAAAAATTATTTAACATATGCTAATGAAATATTAGCACAATATCCTATTAGTGAAACACGTAGGTCATTATTCTTATATACTGAGGGGGCAACAAACCCATCAACAGTTGATAATCCTAATTGGTCGGGTAGTGTACTACCGTTTTATTCTACAACTGATTATTGGTATTATATTAATTGGTGGGCAACTGGCTATGATGATAATACTAAATCAGCATTGCAAGTAGCGATATATGCTGACTTAGCAACTATAAATGCAACCGCTGGTTTAATTGTTACTGTTGCGGCAAATGGAGATGGTAAAGCAGAAACATATGTATATACTAATTTGAATATATGGGAACGTATTGGTTTGCAAGACGGTACTATTGAATTCAGTAGTAATTTATGGGATTACGCAACGGCTAGATTGGGTTTTGGAGATAATTTCTTTGACACTACCCCATATGATACATATCCTTCACAAGAAACACGTAGTATTGTTAGAGCATTAAATGAAGAAATTTATACCAACGAATTATTAATTTATAGAAATAAGAGTTTAATTTTATTATTTGAATTCATTCAAAGTGAAACTATTGAATCACAAAATTATTTACCATGGTTGAATAAAACATCATTTATGGATGTTGGACATACTATACGAGAGTTGTTACCTTTAGAAGTATTTCAATCAGATAACCAAGATTTCTTGGCTGGTTATATTAATGAAATTAAACCATATCATGTGGTTATTAAAGAGTTCTTATTTAAGTATACTGGTTCTGAGTTATATGCAGGAACTATAACTGATTTTGATTTACCTGCTCAATATAATACTGATGTTCAACAGTTCATTACTCCTGAATTAGTATACAGTAATCCAAGTGGAACTAACCAATATTTACCAACAGATCCTATATGGCAAACTGCCCCTTACTCTGAGTGGTTTAATAATTATGGATTGGGTATTACCGGTGTCGATGATTATCAAATAACAGTATTAGCATCATATGTCTCATTGAATTCGCCGGCTATGGCAGTAGATAATGCATATGGCTTTCCAATCAACGGAACAATATTAATTGGTGATGAATTAATTGGTTATTCTAATGTTGACCGTTCTAATAATACGCTTAGTGGATTAACACGCGGTGTTGATGGTACAACAGTATCGGTTCATATTCCGGGTGAAATAATTACAATAAATCTACCTGCTATATTAGTATTAAACAGCGGTCGTGGTTATACTGAACCTCCTAGAGTAGTTGCTTATATTGATACTACTATATATCCAGAACCAAGACGTGCGGCCGTATTACAGGTAGTAATGAATTTAGATGCAATATTACGGGTAGATGTAATTGATCCAGGTGATGGATATGCTGTATTGCCTCAAATTATAATTGATCCTTCTGTTTCAGTAGCATTTAGTTCAGATGAGGTTAATTTGTTATCAAATACAATATCACTACCTTCACCCTTATTACAAACCGGAGACTTGATAAAATATACTATAGGTATAAATACGACTCCTGTGGGTGGACTAGATGTTGACCAATATTATTATGTAAATGTATTAGAATCTACTCCAACATTCGTTGTTGCTTTATATACTACTTACAGAGATGCTGTTAATGATAGTGACCGTGTATTCTTATTTGGTACTGGATCGGGTGTTAATAATGCACTAAATGTTAGTGCTAGAGCAAGTTGTGTGTCAACTTCTTTACCAATAAGAGAAAATCAAATTACATTACGATTTGATAGAACCTCATACAATTCAGAATTAACTGATTGGGCTGGGGGAGCATTTTATGGAAGTTTCTATGCTGGATTATATAATAATTCAGAAAGAATCGCTAGTTCAAGTATTGGATTACAATCAACTCAACCTGATATTGATACTATTCTAGCCAGTGCAGCCGGAGCAGTTTTTGAAATTGAAGATGTTACAAATGTTGAAGTACTTACTTGGAGCTCACGTACTAGAATAGTATCAGCGATTAATACCAGTACTAATGTAATAACAATAACTGCTTCAGACGGTGGTGCATCACTTATTAATAGCGACACAGTAACTAACCCAACTATAGGTTTTTACATAGGTATGCCAATTAAATTTATAGGTGCAGTAACCGGTAATATAACAGTAGAAACTACCTACTATATCAAATCGTTAGTTGACGGGAATAAGTTTACTCTATCTGCTTCAATATCAGGTGGAGTGCCTGGAGCAGTATTGTCAATGGCGGGGACAACATTAGGATCAGCTGGTTTAACTGGATACGTAGGCGAAGTTACTAATACCGCAGTGGTTACTATGTTCTATCCAGGCATATTAACTGCTACAGCAACATCAAGTACAACTGATGCAATAACAGTGCCGTTAACAGCTAGTAACTTAGGTGGAACTAATGGATTCTATACAAATCTACCAGTATTCTTTGTAGGTAATGTATTTGGCGGTGTCATTGAAAATGAAAGATATTATATTACTACTGTAATAGACAATGAAACATTTACCATGTCTACCACAGAAGATCCTATAATGGTTAGTGTTACAAATACTACAGCTAGTACGGATTATATTACGTGTGATGATGCAACTGGTTTATCATTCAATGACCCTATTATATTTAATAGTATGAGTGTTAGTGGATCTGCCGTATCAACATTTGGTAATATAGCAGACGGGACCATTTATTATGTAAGTGCTATAATTAATGATACTAATTTTCAAATATCTACTGTACCTAATG